TCGACGGGGCCGAAGACGGCGCGTGCGCTGCCGGTCTCGGCGCAGGCGAAGGGCGGCAATATCAAGATCGTGCGCGCCTGGTGGAACGAGAGCTGGCTGAACGAGATGTGCGCGTTTCCGCCGGAGAGCGAAGAGGTGAAAGACGACCAGGTCGATGCGACGAGCGGAGGGTTCGACTACCTGGTCAGCACGGTAGCGGGCGGGATGGTGACGAGCTCGGGCGAAGAGGAAGAGATCGAGGACGAGAACGATGATGACGATGATCCATGGCCATAGAGCATAGAGCGAGGAGGGCATATGCAGAGCGAGATCGCGGTTGAGGAACAGACTGAGCAAGAGCAAGAGCAGGAGCAGCAAGAAGGACAGGTCACTGAAAAGGTGAGGCCGCGGGTGAATTTGCCGCAGCGGTCTCCGAATCATGCGGAGAGACGCGCCTGGCGGCAGGCGATGAAGACGAAGATGCCTGCGCCGCGCTACGCCTGTGCGCGCTGTGGGAGAGCGTTTGTTGGGCCGCTGGGATGGACGTGCCAGTGTCCGGTGCTGAAGCCGAGGCGCGCTGGCGGAAACGAGGAACGAGATGAGCAGCAGTAAGCAGCGTGGAGGACGCAGGCGCTCCGGGGCGCAGCGCTCGCCGGCGAAACAACGGGCGCGATTGAGCGAGGTGAGGCTGCGGGATCTGTCGCCGGCGTCGTATGAGGCGCGCAAGGCGGCGGCGGCCAATCGCTCGATCTCGCTGGCCTGGGATGAGAACGAGGCGATGGGGTTGCCGCCGGAGCAGCGACGGCAGGGCGTGGGTGCGACGCTCACCGATTACGAGCGGAAAGAGACGCTGTACCAGGCGTACCTGAACATCCCGTGGATTTCGGCACCAATCGATACGACGGCGAAGCGCATTGTGTCGGGCGGCTACTCGATCGACCAGGTGCAGGAGGGCGAGGGCAACGAGGCCAATCGCGCGCTGCTGGAAGCATTCATTTTGCGCACCGACGAGAACTGGGACTTTTTGCAATTCATCGAGAGTATCGCGATCGACCTGGGCATCTTTGGCGAGGCATATGCCGAGATCGTGTGGCAGGGCGGCAAGCCCTTCGCGCTGCATAAGATCGACTGTTTGACGATGAACTACCGACTGACAGCCACGGGGCAGATCATCGGCTACCAGCAGCAGATGACGCATTCGACCAGGACGATTGATTTCGAGCCGAACGAGATCATTCGCTGGTGGCTGCCATCGCCTCGCGCCTCGATGCAGTCGCTCAGTTTCATCGAGAAACTCAATAACGCGGTGTTTTCGGACCAGAACATGGTGAACTGGCAGCATAGATTCTTCCGCCAGGGCGCGAAGCCGCCATACTGGATTGAGACGCCGGGCGATGAGGATGAGGCCAAGCGGTTGGTCGCCTTCCACCGCGAGAACTATACGGGTGCGAAGAATGCGCACATTCCTCCGGTGATGTATGGTGGCGCGGTGCTGCACGAGTTCAACAAGCCGAGCGTGGATGTCGATTTCGCTGGCGGGCGCAAGGAGAATCGGGACGAGGCGCTGGCGGTGAGCGGCACGCCGCCGGCAATGGTGAACGTCATCGAGACGGGCAATATTGGAGGCGGCACGGGAGAGAGCCAGCACAAGGCGTTCCAGTACAATACGACCGAGCCGCTGAAAAGGAAGATCTTCGAGAAGCTCAATTATCGCGTCACGCAGCTGGGCTTCGGGGTCATGGATTGGCGCTTGAGCACGCGCTACGCCGATTATCGCGACGACAACGAAGTGGCGAAGATCCAGGATATGCGGGTGCGCAATGGCACCTCGACGATCAACGAGGAGCGCGCGACGATGGGCAGGCCGCCGCTGCCGAAGGGCGGCGACACGGCGATCGTGGTGGCGAGCCGGGATATCATCCCGGTGGAGCGCCTCGACGAGATCGCCGACGAGCAGCGGCAACAGGCGCAGCTGGGCATCCAGGGCGCGCAGGCGCAGGTGCAGGCGGCGAAGGCTGGGCCTGCGCAGCAGTCAGGGCAGAATGGGAAGAATGGCGCTTCAGGTGGGAAGAATGGCGCTTCAGGTGGGAAGAATGGCGCTTCAGGTGGGAAGAATGGCGCTTCAGGTGGGAAGAATGCTGCCCAGGCTGGGCAGGATGGGGTAGATAGCGAGCAGCCGCCGGAGGAAGCGATCTGGCGTTCCTGGCTGCAAGAGAGCGGCAATGGGAACACGGGCATCATGATCGCGCTGTATCCGTCGGCGGAGATCGCGCGGCAGATCGCGCTCAGCGGCAGCGAGGCCGAGCCGGTGGAGGAGCTGCACGTGACACTGGCCTACCTGGGAGATAGCGCGGATATGCTGCCGAGCCACAGCGAGGATTTGCAGGACCTGGTGGCGGCCTTCGCTGCCAACGCTCCACCGCTCTCGGGTGTGATCTCTGGCATCGGGCGCTTCACGACGGTGCCAGATGGCGAGCCGACGCCCTTCTATGCCTCGGTGGATATCCCGGGCCTGCCGGCATGGAGGGAGCGCCTGGTGCGGTCGCTGCTGAGCGAGGATTTTCCGGTCGTGCAAAATCATGGCTATACGCCGCATATCACACTGGCCTATCTGCCGGCAGATGCGCCCATGCCGATCACCAGCATTCCCGGATTGGAGCTGCGCTTCGATACTGTCTGGCTGGTGGTGGGCGATGCGCGCTACTGCTATGGACTGGACAGGACGGCGGAGGCAGCCGGGAGGGACATTGAAGATCATTCGCTGGAGGAGCCGGTCATGCTCAAGCGGATACTGACCGTGGAGGAGATGCTGGAGAATAGCGCGGCGGGCCTGGAATACGATCCGAAGAATGATGCCTGGCAGCCGGTGGACCTGCAGGCGCGCTTATCACGATATCGTGATGAGGGCGTGAAGCGGCTGCGCTGGAAGACATATTCGAAGGCGTGCGAGATCTGCACGAAGAATGATGGGCAGATCGTGGAGGTGGGACAGGCATTCGCCAATGGCAATATTCTGCCAAAATGCCATCCGAACTGCGAGTGCGAGGTGTTCGACGCGGATAAGGATGTCGATGTGTTGCAGGGCAAGGGTTCGATTGCAAAGGAGCCGACGGAATGAGTATGTTTTCAGGGCTAAAACTGCAGCCAGCATCGGTCACGCTGGTGATTGGTGAACTGAGTGACAAGAGTCTTGAGGCGCTGCGGGCGATGATCCATGAGGAGGTGCGTTCTGCGCTGGATCTGGAGGAGCAGGATGCGCATATGTTCAAGGCGCTGCGACTGTGCCGACAGGTGCTTGGCAAGGTGCCGGTGGATTTGGAGTGCGATGCGGATTGGCGGGCCACGCGCGATCAGGCGCTCGCGCAGGTGGATGGCTTATTGATACCAAAGGGGTGAACAATGCTGCCAATAGGTTATGTGGGCAAGACGCCGCAGGTGCCGGTGAGCCTGGGGCGCAAGCTGCCGAGGCTGTTCGAGGTGCGCTGGGATAATAGCAAGACGAGGACGCGGGATGCGAGGAAGCATGACAAGCAGGAGGCGTTCGGGACGCTCTACACGACGGGGCTGGTGACGCTGGATAACGGGTCGCAGTTCGCGACGATGGGCGAGCTGCGACACATGCTGGAGTTGCGGGGCGAATACGACATTACGTTCCTGGATGAGTTGGAGCCGGAGATGACGAATGGCAGCCGCCAGCAGCACTGAAAATCGCATTGTGTGCGAGCAGCACGTGCCGGAGAAGCTGCTGATGCGTCTGAGCCGGCGCGGGCTGCTGGCCTGGTGCGACCGGTGCAAGCGCGAGGTGCTGGTGCCGTGGGAGCTGGTGGACCGTTTGCGCGGCGAGCTGACGGAGATCGCCCTCAACGTCGAGATTGCACATGCTGCATCTAGCGATGGTGAAACATCTGTGCTATGATAGCGCTGAGGTGAGCCGCTTGATGTGGGTTATCGCTTTCGGAGCGGGAGATCGCAGGTTCGAATCCTGCCACTCTGCCGATCAAGGTGGAGTGTGGCGAAGTGGCCTAACGCGCCTAAAACATCCATGTCGCCTCTTGCTCACCTCGCACACACGATCTTGCTCCTGGGGGAGGAGCAGAACAGAAGCTTTGCGTAGCCGGGATGAGCCGCTTGATTTGGGTTCTCCACTGTTAATGGAGAGATGCGGGTTCGAGCCCCGTCGCCTGGGAAACTGGGTGTAGCTTAACGGTAGAGCGCTTTACCCAGATCGTCTCTTGTTCATCCTGCTCTATCCCGCTAGCTCACCGGTCCAGAGCGCTCGCCTGATACGTGAGAGGCACCTGGTTCAATTCCAGGGCGGGATACCGGTCGGGCCAGAGCAGATCCCTGTCGATTTTTGTCCGGCCTTTGGGGCAGTTGCCAGAGTGGCTATTGGGCCTGACTGTAAATCAGGTGTCATTGCGACTTCGGGGGTTCGAATCCCTCACTGCTCACTGGATGGGCCGCTGGGCGAGGATCATCGTTCGACCGGGCTTTGCCCACTTTTGCGGGAGTCGAACACCCGCGGCCTCGCTGATTTTTGCCCGTCCTGGTCCCGATTAGCGTAGTGGTAGCGCGCCTGGCTCTGGACCAGGTGGCGGTGGTTCGACTCCATCATCGGGAGTGCGCTGAGCCGCTTGTGGTGGGTTATCCGCGCTTGGATGCTTCCCGGACCGGGGAGTTTTACCCCACCGCGATCATTTGTTCAGCGTGTAGCACTTTTCTAACGACACGAGCCGTAGTTCCGGGTTATCGCGCCAATTGATGCCCGGGGCGATTTTTGCTCGTGTCGTTTTTGCATATCGTCGGACAAAGTGTAAAGCGTCACTTTACACTTTGCGGTTGACACACAAGAGGGAAAAGCCATGCAAGCATACTTGAACCAGGGTCCGCGGACAGTTAAGACGCCGCAGAATGAGCCGATACCGGGCAGCTCGCAGGTGGCGAACAATGCTGGAGGCTTCGGCTGGTCGGTGGATGATCTGACCAGGCTGAAGCGCTTTCTGATTTTGGGCAGCGCTGGCGGGACGTACTATGTCGGCGAGCGGAAGCTGACGGCACAGAACCTGGAAGCGCTGGAGCGCCTGGTGCAGGCCGGGCGAGGGCGCGAGGTTGTGGACCTGATCGTGGAGATCTCGAAGGCCGGGCGCGGCGTGTCGAACGATCCGGCGCTGTTCGCGCTGGCGGCGTGCTCGGCGGTGAAAGATGACGCGGCGCTGCGGACGTATGCGCTCTCGAAGCTGCCGGAGGTGGCGCGGACAGGGACGCATGTACTGCATTTTGTGCTGCTCGTCAAGCAGTTTCGCGGCTGGGGTCGGGCCTATAAGCGGGCGGTGGCGGACTGGTTCACGCGTAAGCCGGTGCGCGACCTGGCGTTCCAGGCGGTGAAATACCAGAACCGGGATGGGTACCGGATGCGCGATCTGCTGAGGCTGGCGCATCCACATCCACTGGGCAGCCCGGATACGGAGGGGCGAGGCATTCTCTATCATTGGATAACAAAGGGCTGGGATGCCGTCGGGGATGAGCCGCATTCAATGGAGGCGCTGCGGCTGGTGTGGGCGTTCGAGCGGGCGAAGCGGGCCACGAGCGATAGAGAGGTCGCTGATCTTATCAGGAAATATCGGATGCCGCGCGAGGCGGTGCCGACTGAGCGGCTGCACTCGGTAGAGGTGTGGAACGCGCTGCTCGAGGAGATGCCGATGGAGGCGATGGTGCGCAATCTGGCGACGATGACGCGCGAGGGCGTACTGAAGCCGATGGGCGCGGCGACCATCGAGGTGATGAAGCGATTGGGCGACGAGGAGCGTATTAAGCGGGCCAGGCTGCATCCGATCAAGCTGCTGGCGGCGACGATGACGTACCAGGAGGGCAAGAGCGTGCGCGGAGATGGGAAGTGGGAGCCGCTGCGGGAGATTCTGGACGCGCTGGATATGGCCTTTTACCTGTCGTTCAAGCACGTTGTACCGACGGGCAAGCGCATCCTGCTGGCGATTGATACGTCCGGGTCGATGTGGGGTAACAAGGTCAATGGGATCCCGAACCTGCCTGCGGCGATGGGCGCTGCGGCGCTGGCGCTGGTGGTGGCTGCTAGCGAGACGACGTATCATATCGTGGGGTTCGAGACGGGGTGCCATCCTTTGACGATCTCGCCGCGGCACCGGCTGGGTGAGGCGCTGGCGCTGATGCAGGCGCAGAGCAGGCCGCTGGGAACGGACCTGGCGCAGCCGATCCTATATGCCAGCGAGCGCGGGCTGGATGTCGATGCGATTGTGATGCTATCCGACGGCGAGACGTGGGCTGGCCGCCAGCATCCTGCACAGGCGCTGACTGAGTATCGCAGGAAGGTCGGGCATGCGGTGAAGCTGGTGAACGTGGCCATGTGCTCGACGCACGTGACGAACAACGATCCGAGCGATAGGGATGCGCTGGAGTGCTTTGGATTTGATACGGCCATGCCGGAGCTGATCTCGGCGTTTGTGCGAGGTGAGTTCTGATGGTTAATGGGATTCCAATGCTATCTGTTTTTGATACTGTAAATGTAAGCTGCCATACCAAGCGGAAGTCAGAAAATATAGTGAGGACATGGCTGGCTGGGAGGTTTGCGCTGGCATACCTGGTTCGTCCTGCCGACCTGTCAGGTATGCCCCACTGCGACGTCGCCCGGAGGCGGAAGTGTTGGGGGTCACTGCGCGGCGATTTGTCATCGATCGGTCATCTGACATCACCGGCATCAGTGGAACCGGCGTGATCTTGTATGGCGTCGAGTGGTTTCCGGGCGGGCCGGTCGATGTGTACTGGCTGAAGACGAAGACGACGGGGCAGTATCCGTCGATGGAGGTGGTGAAAAGCACGCATTGCTACAACGACAATGCGCGCGTGATCTACCTGGATGCGGAGCATGGAGATGGACCAGGCGATGATCGGTAAGATCGGGGCAGCGCTGCGGGAGATCGAGCACGAGAAGCGTGTGACGATTCTCTATGCCTGCGAGGCCGGCAGCCGGGCATGGGGCATCGAGAGCGCGGATAGCGATTATGACGTGCGCTTCCTGTATATGAGGAAACCACATGAGTACCTGCGCATCGAGCTGCACCGGGATGTAATCGAACAACCCATCACCGACGAGCTGGATGTCAGCGGGTGGGATATCTTCAAGGCGCTGCGCCTGCTGCGCAAGTCGAATCCGCCACTACTGGAGTGGCTGCTGTCGCCGGTGGTGTACCTGGAGGCCAGGGAGATTGAAGTGCTGCGCGCCATTGCACGCGCGCAGTATTCCTCCAGAGCGGTATTTTTCCACTACAGGAACATGGCCTATCGCAATTACCAGGAGTATATCGCTGGCAGGGATCCGGTGCCGCTCAAGAAGTACCTGTACGTGGTGAGGCCGATCGTGGCGCTGCTGTACCTGGAGCAGCATCACACGTTGCCGCCGACGTCGCTTCTGCGCACGCTCGAAGAGACGGAATTGCCGCACGCGATTCTCGGCAGTATGCGCGACCTGGTGGAGCGCAAGCGCGCCGGTGACGAGCTGGGCATGGGCGCGCCGGAACGCCTGCTCAATGCGTGGATCGAGCTGCACCTGGAGAAGTGGAAGGAGCCGATGGGCGAGACGCGGGAAGGCATGTTTCCGGTTGATCTGCTGGATATGTGGGTGTATAACGTGTTGTTCTACCACAACTCTAGCATATCGCCGGAGGGTATGGTATAGTATTCTCAGACGAATTGAGCCACTGAGCCGCACTACAGAGCCTTGAGCCGTGCATCGACTGCACGGTTTTTTTGTTGCCGTGCAAGCCATTATTGATACAGGTTGGCGCGGCGATGAGCACTTCCACCACTACAACCACACAACGCTGGGTGCCTCTGGACGACGAGGCACGCGAGAGCTACGAGAAATACTATTCGCAGAAGGACCGGGGCAAGATGGACCCGGATGATTTCGCGGGTCCGCATCGCAGCTTTCCGATTATGAGCCAGGCCGACGTCGATAATGCGGCGCGGCTGATCGGGCATGCTGACGATCCGGAGGCGGTCAAGCGCAAGATTATCGCGATCGCGAAACGCAAGGGCTTCAAGATTCCCGATGCGTGGCAGAAAGAGCCTGTTGCCGCCGCGAGCGGGGCGAAGGAGAGCGCTGCGCAGGCCGGCGCGGCTGCGGCGTTTGCGCCCAAGGCCCGCGTGGCGCGCATCAAGGTGTGCTGGATCGAGTTCGACGCGATGTCACTGAACGGCCGGCAGTATCCGCGCGAGACGGTGGAGAAGCTGGTCAGGAACGCGCAGACCGACCTGGCCGATCCGAATGCGCTGCCGATCACCTGCTATATTTCGCATCGCGAGGCGGACGAGGACGATACGCGCGAGCTGGTGGGGCGCGTGACCGAGGTCTGGATGGAGGGCACGAAGGGCTACGCCTGGATCGATATTCCCGATACGGAGGCCGGGCGGGACGTGGCGTCGCTGTCGGCGTATGGCTACATCAAGACGATCTCGCTGCGGGCGTCGGGCGTGGCGCAGAAGCTGGACCGCGGTCGCAGCGTGCCGCAGGTGGTGGAGGTAGTCGGCGAGCGGGCCACGCTCAACGGCATCGACTTCACGACCAATCCGGGGCTGGCGAAGGTGGCGCACATCGACCAGGTGATGCTGGAGGCGGCGAAGCGAGCGGGCCTCGCCGAGGACTTTGACCTGCCGGGCGGGTCGATTCTGATTATGGAGCGAGGAGCTATGACAAAACAAGCGACAGCGACGAAGGCCGGCCAGCAGGCAACGCCAGCGGGGGCCGAGGCGCAGGGCAATCAGCTGACGGAGGCGGGGCTGGCCGACCTGGTGAGCGGCATTACGTCGGGTACGGATGGCGACCAGACGGCGGATGGCTACCAGCAGAAGATGATGAGCCTGCCGCCGCGCAACCAGGACCAGCTGGGGACTACCGGCAGGCCGATGACGCCGGAGCTGGAGAGCGCGCTGGGCGAGGCGCACGATCGCATCGCCATGGTGCAGGGCCGATCCTGCGCGCCGTCGGCGGAGAGCGCTTATGGGCAGCGCATCTTGCAGGAGGCGGGCCGCTCGCTTTCCGGCAAGAACGACAGCCACCTGGACGTGGCGCACGACCACCTGGCGCACGCGCTGGGCAAGGATTGCGAGGGCGCGCGAAGCAAGGCGGCTGCGCCTGTGCCGCTCGTACCCGACAATGACAACGATATGGAGTCCGCGGCCACTAGGACTGCCGCTACACTCAAGGAGACGAAAACGATGACACCACAGGAGGCGGCCCGCATCCTTGAGGCAGCGGGCTATGAGGTGAAAGCGCCCAAGACGAAGGCGGAGCTGCTGGAGGAGAAGCTGGCGGCCCAGGCGCAGCAGATCGAGGAGCTGAAAAAGCTGGTGGAGGGTAGGACGGCTGGAGCGAATAGCGCGAACCAGGCGCAGGGCCAGGGCGCGCAGCAGGGCCAGCCTGCTCCGCAGCGCCGCAGCCTGGTGGAGGGCGCGAACGTGGGCGTGGATACGCTGCCGCCCTGGATGCGGCAGACGCCCGCGCAGGCGGCCTCTGTGCAGGGGCAGACCGGGCAGCCGGTGGTGCGCTATCGCAATGGCGACTACCTGACCGAGCGATTCGCGGAGATCGACTGGGCGCGGCTGGCGGATCGCAGCTATCCCATACCTGATTTTGTGAATCCGGAGTGGCTGGTGAACGAGCTGGCGCAGACGGCCTGCGCGATGCTCGAGGAGAAGTACCAGGCGTTCTAAGGGAAGCGGGGATGGCCGGGCCGACCGCGAGGGCGAGGGCCATACCACCCCACCCCCAGGGCGACCGCGAGGGTCGCCCGTACAAAGAGACGAGGACGAGGACGTTGTTCGGGCGAGTCGCTACCAGGCACAGCCAGTACGAGATCGAGAAGATCAAAGGAGTACCGGCGATGCCGACATTAAGCGACATTCGCGAGACCTTCAACCTGGCGGGCGGCGGGACGAACCTGACGCCCAAACTGATCGACCGTTTGCTCTTCGAGGCGGTCCGCAAGTTCGCTCCACTGCGGCGGGTGTTCCCGCGTCGCACGTGGGAAAGCGACATCTACTACTTCAACACCCGCAATGCGCTGCCCAAGGCGCAGGCCACGACGGAATCTCCCAGCACGACCGATGTGGTGGCCACGGCCTCCAACTACGTGCAGAAGAATTTCCCCATCAAACACACGCAGTCCCAGCTCGACATCGCCAAGTTCACGGCGCAGGTGGCGCGGGTGAACGGCAATGTGTATGACCTGGAGATCATGGGCGCGGCGCTCTCGATGGCGTGGCTGGAAGAGGTGTTCCACCTGTACGGCAGCGCGGGGGCGACGCTGAACACCAAGCGGCCACAGTGGGACGGGCTGGACATGCTGACCGCCAGCAACAACAAGATCGACGGCGGGGCCAACATCCTGACGCTGTCGGGGCTGGACGCGCTGATCGACGCCATCAAGGCGTATGCGGCCACGCAGCTCTCCAATGGTGACTGGTGCTTCCTGGTTTCCAGCAAGATGCAGAGCCGCCTGAACGGGCTGTTCCTGAACCAGCAGCGCTGGGTGGGCGCGTACAAGATGTTCGCGCGCGACGACTACGGTGTGCCGGGCCAGGCCATCGTGGACAGTGGGATCGATGCCGGCGTCGAGGTGATGACCTATCGCGGCATTCCGATCATGGAGACGAGCTTCCTGGATAATGTCGGCGCGATGACGACTGTGAGCGTGTCGGATGCTGGTGGCTCCGGGTCGCAGCTGCTCAACCAGGCTTACTACTACCAGGTTGAGGCGGTGACCGAGCTGGGCATCACCACAGCCTCGGCTGAGCAGAGCGTCACGCCGACGGCAGGTCACAATGTCACGGTCTCCTGGACCACTCCCACCATCACCGATGTCAATGGTCAGTCCGTGCGCGTGCTGGCGTATCGCATCCACCGCTCCAACGCCTCTTCGAGCGCCAGCGGGACCGAAACGCTGTACGCGGTGGTCTCGGCGCTGGATAACACCGATACGGCCATCACGAGCTGGACGGATACCGGGCTGCCGGTTGTGCCTGCCACGACCTCGACCGCCTACGCGGTGACCGTGGCGACCTCGGGCAGCGCGGCGGTTCCTGATGGTGTGACCTTCCCGCGCAACGCGGTGACGGGACAGAACATCAGCGACATCTTCCTGGTGAGCCGCAACCCTGAGTACAGCCTGGTGGCAGCGGTGAACGAGATCCAGACGCAGTTCCTGGCTCCCGTCAACGCGCGTACCACGCAGCTGGCGCTGACGGCGGACATGACGTATGCCATGCGCGCGCCGACCTTCGCCGCCAAGCTTTGCCGCGTGCGCAGCTCGTAGGAGGCCAGTCCCAAACCCAAACCCGAAGGGCGACCGCGAGGGTCGCCCGTACAAAGACGACGAGGACGAGGGAAGCATGATTTTGTTGTATTGCGAGGGCAGCCACGGGTCAACCGTGCTGCCGGCCTCGCTGATCGAGGGCAGGAGCGCACAGGAGCGACGGTACCAGGTTGTCGAGCACTTCATGGAAGTGGAGGCGGGAGACGAGCTGGTGACGGGGCATGATGCCGAGGAGCTGTGCGGGCATCCGGGGTTCCGGCTGGCGACGGCGGAGGAGCAGGATGCGTATGCCGCGAGCAAGAAGAAATCGAAGAGCGTAAGGGAGCGCGCCGGGTCTGCGGCCTCGGCTGCACCGGCGGCGGCTCCTGCGATAGAGATTGCGCAGGGAGGGTAATGCGCCATGGGAGCACCGGGACAGCAGGTTGACGGCAATTATGATCCGCTGGCGGGCGGGCAGGTCTACGATCCCTCTTCGCATCAGTATATGGCAGCGGAGGCGGGAACCGTCTCGACCGATAGCACGAGCGGCGTCAAGTACGCTACGACGCTGATGGAACATCTGACCAAGGCCGGATCGGATGGGCAGACGGCCTCGGGCGTCGGCATGATGGCGGTTGGCAAGTATAACGGCGCGACCATCGACCGGGAGCGCATCATCTCGAAATTTGTGCAGGTCAAGGCGCAGGCGGTCACAGCGGGCACGCCGGTGGATGTGTATACGCCGACGACTGGCAAGAAATTCCGCATCCTGGGCTACGATCTGGGGCTGTCGGTGGCAGGCTCAATCTTGCTGGAGGATACGACCGGGGTTGAAGTGCTGCGCACTGGGACCATGGCGGCCAGTGCAGGGAAGTCGAGCGGGCCGATGGGCGAGGGCATTCTCTCGAGCGCGGCCAACAATCATCTATTCCTGGATGTGACGGCCAGCGGGACGATCAATGGCTGGATCGGCATCTGCGAAGAGTAGGTTTGGCGGCTGAAAGGTAGCTATGCCGAGGCTGTATGTGTCGCCTTCAGAATTGAATAGCATGCCGGTGGGGATTGCGCTGGCGAATCAGATCGGGCAGTTGGGGCCGGGGGTGCTGGACCAATTGCTCTTTCGGGCTAGCGCGCAGGTGGATAACGCCTGCCGCAAGAGGATCGGCGCGCCGCAAACGACGACGGTCGGGACCGGTGGCATCGCGGCTGGCGGGATGCTGCTGCCGGTGGCGTCCACGCTGGGCTATGACAACCTGGCGGAGCAGGCGGTGATTGTCGATACGGGCGGCTTGCAGGAGACGATCCCGCTCGCGCCTGGCGGCGTGACGGTGTCGAGCTTCACGGCTCCCTATCCGGGGACGCTGGCGCTGGCCGCGCCTGCCGCGTTTGCGCACAACCCCGGGGCGACGGTGGTGGGCTGCTACCGGGAAGTGGACGAGGCCGGGAAATCCAGTAGCAGCGATGTGTACGCCGAGGCCTTCACGCAGGAGGCGCAGATCGCGCTGGCGCATATTCCGATGCTGGCCAAGGGGAGCGATTTCACGCGGCTGGTGTTTCTGAAAAGCTACCCGATCTCGACGATCTACGAGATCGAGCACGCCTACAGCTTCGACAATGAGTACATCCAGATCGATCAGACCAGCGTGGCGATAGACCCGATGGCAGGCTTCTACAAATTCCGCATCGGCACAATTGTGATCCCGCAAGGATTGATGAGGACGACCTACACGGCGGGTTTTGCGAGTGTGCCGGATGACCTCAAAGAAGCCACGACGTACTACCTGGCCGACCAGATGGCGGCGTTTTTCAACGCGGCGGGGCTGGTCGAGAGCGGCATGGGCAAGCGGAGACAGGTCTTTTTGACCAAGGATGGCAAGACGTATAACCAGGTGCGCGCCGAAGGGATTTGCGCGCGCTATAGGAGGCGGACATGAGCGCTGGGCAGATTCCACAGGACGATAACTATAAGCCGGTGCTGGCGCTAATGGATGATGCGACCGGCCAGGTGATCCCGCTGCATGTGGGAGCGAAGGTCACAGGCGCGGATGGTAATAAGTACGCGAAGCTGGATGTGGATGTGACGGTGAGCGTCGATCCGGCCAACCCACAGCGGGTGAATGCGCAGTCGGGGGATTTTGTGAGCGGCTCGATTGCCGATCTGACCACGCTGCTGACCGACATGACGGAGCTACTGACTGATACCGACAATCTGGCAACGCTGGCGGGGGCGATCTCCGGCAGTCGCATGTTGATCGGCGTCTCAACGGCCACGCTTTTCACCACGACGCAGACAGCGCAGGGCGGCGGCAATAGCGGCGACCTGGATGTGTCGAAGTTGCGCGAGGTCTCGATAGACATCAACACCACCGCGCAGGCCGGGACGAATCCGACGATCCAATTCTTCTATGAACGCAAGGGCGCGGACGGGATTTATTACGTGCTCTGGCAGTCGGCGGTACTCAGCGCGGCGTCGAATACGCTTTCTACCAGCGTCGGGGCTGGCATGGCCTATAACCAGAGCCTCGGCCCAACCGGGCGGCTGCGCTGGGTCGTCGGTGGCACAGCAAGCCCGAATTGGACGTTCACGCCCAACGTGTACGGCAAGTAGCAGGAGGCGGCCATGCCAGCACCTACAACAACAGGAGGCGGACTGATGGGCTATCCTTCCTCAGTCGATACCGGGCAAATTATCCCTGCGGCGCTTTATGACGGGGAAATCGCTTCACAGGCGACCGCGACCGCACTGGTCGCCAATACTGCCTACCTGGTCGGAGTCACGCTCAACGTCAATGCGGTACTCACTGGTATTCGCGTGCGATGTGACGCGGGAGGTAACGGGCATTACGATGTGGGCATTTACGATGCAAGTGGAACCAATGGAGCGCCGGGGAACTTGCTCGCTCATGCGGCGGCTACCGCTACATCGCTTGCTACCAGCGCAGGTGCCAACAATCTCACACCTGCTCTCATAGGCGGCAATCTCTCATTAGCGCCTGGTCGCTATTGGCTTGCACTGTGGTGTGATAATGCCACCGATACATGGCAAAAAGTAGCGAGTTCAAACGGCAATTTGACGATCCTGCAAACAGGTACCAACAATGGTCCGCTTCCTGCGCTCGCTTCGAGCTTGTCGGGATTGGCGAATGCTGGCTTAAAGCCGGTCATCATCGGCTTGCTGTTGGGAGAGTGGTCATAAGATGAGCACGATTTTGAGGACGCGCGATGGAAGCTCGATCTTGAGGACACGCGGGACGACTATTCTGAAGACGCGAGGATAGACGAGAGTGGGCAACACGCCGCGCTACCAGGGCTTTACGGAGCCGCCATACAATGTGGTGCTGACGGATGACACCGGGGCAGCCTTGAACCTGACGGGCTGCACCGGTAGCAGCTTCACGCTGACGATGGTGAACGAGGATAGCGGGCTGGCGCGATCGTGCGTGGGAACGTGGACGACACCGGCTGATACGACTGGGAAGGCCTCGTACCAATGGACCTCGACGGATATGGCGACGGTCGGGACCTGGCTGCTGTATACGACGGTGCATCTGCCGAGCGAGAGCGCGCCGAGGGAGTTCGACCCGGATACGATTGTGATTGTGCCTGGCACGGTGGGGGCTGGCGCGGCTCCGGCTGGGGTGCTGCCCGCGCCGATCGCGTCTGCGCTCTTTTTCAATGTGCGCGATTATGGCGCGACCGGCAACGGCACGACGGATGATTACCCGGCGCTGCAGGCGACTGCCAACGCGGTCAACGCGGCTGGCGGGGGCGTGCTGTATATTCCGCAGGGAACGTATGCGCTGTCGCAGGATGTGCTGATCTCCTCGAATACGTGGGTGATGGGCGCTGGGCGCGCGACGATCTTGCTGGCGAAGGCGGGGAGCGCGACGAACTGCCTGAACCTGTCGGGAAGCAGCCACGTGGTGGTGAGTGATCTGCAGGTCAACGGCAACAAGCTGAACGTGCAGCAGCTCACCACGCAGTACACCAAGCTGAGCGGCATCTATATGCGGGGCGCGGATGATATCCTCATCACGCGCTGCTACATCCACGATTGTTATGTTTCCGGCGTCATGGCTGATGGCGGCTCGACCAATATCGAGGTGTCGAACTGCCGCATGGTCAACAATTATGACAATCAGATTTATATTCGGGCGCAGGACACCTCACCGTATACGCCCTGCAACTACATCACGGTGACTGGCTGCGAGTGCTCTGGCGGCTCGTTCTCAGGGATCCAGATTCTGGGCAGTTCGTACTTCTCGATTGCCGGCAATGTGTGCTACTCCAATGGCCCGACCTCGGCGCAGGGCGATGGGATTGGCTCGGAGGGCGCCTCGTATGGCACCATTTCAGGGAACACCTGCTATGGAAACGGCATCCAGGGCATCAATATCCGCTTCACGGGCGAGACGGGGGGCAGCCAGTCCAGCAGCCACATTGTGGTGGCGAACAATGTGTGCTACAACCACACCTCCGGCAACGGCGACGCTGGCGGCATCTCGATAAGCGATACCGACGATGTGGTGGTGAGCGCCAACCTGGTGTACGGGAATGCCTATGGCATCAATGTGAACGGCGGCAATGGGAACGGTGTGCAGCACTGCAAGCTGATCGGGAATCAGGTGCGAGGGAATAGCAGCACCGGCATCCGGGTCATTCCAGGCGCAGGTAGCACGCGGGTCATGATCGAGGATAACACCGTGCAGGACAATGCTGGGGATAACCTGGTGGTCAACGGGGTGCAAGCGTTTGTGCGCGGTGGAACCTATAGTGGGGCGACCGGGACGCACGAGGGCATTCACCTGCAAACCGGGTCGGACAATTCGCTCATTGATGGCTGCACGATCTATGACAATACCGACAATGGAGTGACGATCGACAGCCCGGTGGCGGGCGTGGAGATCAGGAACTGCCGCTTCGACAATATCGTCGGGACGAATCAAAAACGCGCGTTGCAGGAGCAGGCAGGAGCCGGGCCGACCAGGATGGTGAATAATCGCATCCTCAACCAGGCCAATAACCTGTATGTCTTCAACAACGCGAACAGCCGCTATTGGGATGAGCAGACGGTGGCGACGGTGACGGTGACGACCAGCTACGTCATGCTGGCGCAGGATGAGGTGGTACTGTGCAACCAGGCCGGGGCGATCACGGTGACGCTGCCGGCGGCGACGGGTGGGCTGATTGGCAAGCAGGTTGTCATCAAGGATAAGAGCGGCAACGCTTCGACCAACAACATTACCGTGTCGGGTGCGCAGACCATCGATGGGGCGGCCAGCAAGACGATCAATAGCAATTATGGCGTGCTGCGGCTGATGAGCGATGGGTCGAACTGGTTTAGCCTGTGAGGAGAGCGGATAGGTGAGCAGCGATATTACGTGCAATCAGCTTCGGGCGGGGACGCAGTTGAATGTGAAGCCGCTGCGGGTGCAGCTCGACAGCATGAATCCGCAGCAGGCGAGCTATTATGGAGGCGCGGCTCCCTATTTCAGGTACGCGGCCTATATCCTGTCGCCGCCGTTTGATATCCGGCAGCAGGACCTGCTGGTGGATACGGTGAATATCGATCCGAAGACGCAAACGAACAAGCAGTATCGCATCATCAACGATCCGGAGTGGTTCCCGGATGGACATTACGAGATGGTGGTGGATCGGAGTGATGGGAAATGACGGCGAGCAACGATCCGTTTTCGCTGTCGTTTGACAGCAAGACATTGCGCACGATTGAGCGCATAGCGGGCTTCGAGGCGGTGCTGGAGCCGCAGCTCAAAGAGGAGATGCAGGGTATTGTAGATTTGCTCCAAATCGAGAGCAAAAACTATATGTGGGGCAAATTCAAGAATCCGACCGGGCCGCTGGAGGACAGCGTGCAGACCGAGGTGCAGAGCGCGTACCTGGGACGGGTGTACAGCGATTCGCCGTATGCCTGGAGGCGCGAGGAAGGCTTTTCGGGCAAGACGGATGCGCTGGGCAGGTTCTACGCGGAGGATCCTGGCATCCATTTCTTCCGCAGGACGTTGAGGAGCAATAAGGCGCTGATCCGCTCGATGCTGAAGGCGCTGATGGTGAAGGTGCTGGCCGAGTTGAAAGTGCCATAGGAGAGAGGATTAGAGCGTGCCAAATGTGCCGAATACGCCGGGGGTGCTGGCGGCGATCCAGGCGAAGGTGCAAGCGTTGCAGGTGAATAGCGCGACGTTTTTCACGGCGGCCAATGTGATCATCGGGACCTTTCCCGATGTGACGAATGTGACGCCGTGCTGCGAGATTACGCAGGAGGATGACGAGTCGAAGCGCTACGCGCTGGGCAGCGGCGCGATCGCCGGTGGGAAGATCGACGACAGCCAGCTGTTCTGCATCGAGGTCGTGCTGGATATGACCGATAAGCAGGCGGTGGAGCAGCAGCTGGCGGGTATCCGGGATGCGCTGACGGTGGCCTTCCACACCTCGGCGCAGCTGGCGCTGGCGGGGGTGCAATATAGCGGGCTGGAGGGCAAGGGCAAGCGTGGCTATGTGTTTCGGAATGGGCAGTGGTGGCGCTATTATCGACAATTGTTGAAGGTCAGGTACGAGTACAGCGTGACGGTGCTGCCGTAGCGGGAGAGGGCCATGCGCGAGGCGATCTTTGGTAGTTTTGACGGTATGACAAGTGCATTGGGAGTAGTAGCTGCCGCATACGTAACCAGCAGCGCCCATGTACTCGTGATTGCCTCAATTTGCCTGGCAATCGCGTCGGCGGTCTCAATGGCCGGTGGGATGTTCCTGTCGGAGCAGGGCGTGCAGAAGGATGAGATGCAGCGCGCGGGCGTCATGGCGGGCGCGACGTTTGCCGGGTCATTCCTGCCGGCTGTGCCGTTCCTGTTCGCGCCAAAGCCCGTCGCGCTGGTGCTGGTGCTGGTGCTGGTATGCGGCGCGGCGATTGTGATTGCGCAGGTGCGCGTGCCGACGCATGGCGCGGTGCGGGCGTATGCCCAGACGCTCGGGCTGCTGGTCGTGGCCGCGCTGCTCTCGATCGGAGCGACGCTGGCGTTCAATGGAGGATAAGCATTTATGAGCGATATCGAGGGTTGGTACCAGGTAGCCCCGGATGGACATGTGCCACTGGTCGCGGCGGAGCTGCCGCCGGGCTACTGGGTGCATTTGAGCGAGGCCGGGGCGATTGGAGCGATCCAGGAGCAGAAGCCGGAGGAGATCGGCGGGCCGGTCGCAGCGCCAGGGCCAGCACAGGAGACGGAGGGCGAGCAGATCGCAGCGCTGGAAGCTGAGGGAGCGGTCTTGCAGGAGGCGCAGCAGAGCGAGGCGAACCAGGTCGATCAGGCAGAAGCGCCGCCGGTGAACGGCGGATAACGAAGCGTAAGCAAACGTAAGC